TCTATAAAAAACCTCGGAAATAAGTCCAGCTTCTGTAATTGGTGGTATAAGATTCAGATTACCTGCGCGTTAATGGGAATGAGTTGCGACTGGATTTTTTTTTCTTCTGAAAGGCGGTCAAGTGCTTTATAAAGAGGAGTAATCCCATCAGTTACTGTTCCTTCGATATGAATAGAATACGTTTTGTTTGACTGGATCGTATCCAAATTGGATTCAAGAGAGAGGATATTGAGTCCATATTCCGTTAGCATGACAGTAACATCTTCTACAATTCCCATTCGGTCTTCGGCAAAAAGATTTATCCGGACATCCGGTTCTAAATAATGAGTTCCCTCTTCGATTTCAATTATATGTTGGTTTAGTTCTAGAGTGCCTGCTAGGGGTGCTACGATATTACTCAATGCTTCCTGAGAACCACTAAATTGTACAGCGAGCATTATGACAAAATTATTTCCAAGACGGGCCATAGAAGAATCTCCTAGGTTGCACCCGTTTTTACATAATTTTGCACTCAACTTTGCTACGATGCCGGGCTTGTCTTTTCCCACCATTGACAAAAGGTACCATTTCTTGAGGTTCACTTAATGTCTCCCGAGCAAATGAGGAAGCAATATGGGGCTTGATCCAGACTATCACAATATACAGCTAGATGGCGAGTTTTGCCATTGATGAGGATCCTTCGTCGATCTATTGGGAGGTGACTCCTCCTTTGGTTTGCCATGGCTTTGCTATGGAGTCTACAGATATACATTTGGTAGTGATAAATTTATTTATTAAGAAAAAATGTTATAATTAAAGGGTAAATTCTGTAGCCATATGGACAGCCAACAGGATTGCAACCTCCGATGTCTGGTTTTGGAGCCTGGAAAGTAAGCCATAAATATTTATAATTTAATGATTTAAAAAGCGTTATGAATTTTTAGCCGATGTTTCACCTATGTTAATGTCACATTTTAGTTCTCGCATATCCTTTTCAATGACGCTTTTTTCTACTAGGCGAACTTAGTTTGAATTCTTTCTGCCTTTCGCTTCCTTAAGTTTTTTGCCTTCTTCCACTTAAACGCTCGCAGTATCCCATGAGTTTTTCAATTTTAACTTTTTGGGTAGAGCGTAACCGCTATTAATTATTTGTGAACCTCGTTGGACTTTCTTAACCCAGCAACCTCTTCAGCTAGAGAACTTGAGGATATTGAAAGAAATTATTTTAAGGAAAACAAAAGTTCGATTTCCGATCTTGTGCAAACATGCGTAGTAATTTCATTCAATGAAACAGGTAGAAGCAGGAGAGGTTAAAAAAACCACCGTGTTACTTTAACTGACTTAGAGGAGACAGCCATATTTCTTCAATAATGTTGATAAAGGAGACTAATGGGGCTCCTTCAACTTTTTATCGGATGATTGAGTTAGCTTATTTAAACCTTGCCCAATCTTTTTTTATCGTCGCTATTTTATATGTGCAATAAATTTTATGTACTAAACAAAAAACTACAAACCAAAAGATAATTACAAATGTCTCAAACATGATTTTTCTCCGTCTCAAAATTATAATTTTTACTCTATATGCCTTTACAGCATAAGCTGTGCCAAAATCAGACAAGAGAAAAAGTAATGATAAAAAGTATTTGTTCGTAGTATTTTATGGAGTTTTGTCTGGGAGAAAAATTTCTAATAAATTGAGACAATGTCGCAAATTGAGACTGGAGTTTTATTTACTAAAGTCAAGTTGTCAGTTTGCTTGCACAACCATGGTTCCAATTTGTCGGAGAGGAGGCAAATAAAAGCGGGAGAAATAAAAGGTGTTAGATTAAAGAACATGGGGAGGGCAAAATATAAACTATTGAAAACATTGATTAATTAGGATGCTTCCTGTAAAATACGTAAAGAAACAGCGAGATAACATGGTGAAAGTGAGATAACATGGTGAAAGTGAAATTTACCAAAGGTGCTTTTGTTAAGGGCGTCCAGTACGTGGTTGGTGACATTGATGTTATCAGCGAGGGAGATGCACTGCACCTTTATGGGATGGGGGATGCTGAACCGTATTCTGGTAATCTTGCTCGGGAAAAATTTGGTCTGCCAAAAGAAAATAATTTTTCAAATGTCCACAGGAAAAAAATTTAAAGGGGATGAACAATGATTACAAAATTCAGCATAGCGGAACCTTTTGGAAATGCTCCGAAAAGATCTAATATTTGTCCCGAATGTGGAGAGGTTCAGGTATTTAAATGGGATAGTGTGGACAATGGGAGAAATGTTACTCTAACTTCCTCAAGTCATGAAGAGTGCAAGGTAATAATTGAGGAGAAAAAGTTAAATAAGGTTGCATAATCAATTTTCACTCATTAAGGAATTTGAAATCTTGGGACGACTGCTCAAAAAATTTGCTTATCATATACGTTACAAATACTACCAATGCTGTGACTTGGTAAAAAATTTCCCCTTGGGTGGTCATGATGAAGCAAAAAGGCAGAGACTCATAGATAGTATCGAAGAATTAAGAGACAAAAGTGAAAATAGATAAAAATAAAAAAATTCTTATTGTAGTTGCTCTTGTTGTTTACCTTCTCTACAAAATGATGGGGGGGTAATAATTAAGGCATAGTGGACATAGAGAGAACCCTGAGCAAACTAGCAGATATATGTGCGTGGGAAGAATAAGATGCTAGAGACATACGAGGCGATCACAGGGCAGAGATAATGTTTCTTGAATGTGGTTGGCTATGCCTAATGGGGTTATTCTCAAAAAAACCACTTCCAAAACCTATTTAAAAATATTGGTTTATTGGCACGCCCGAGAGGATTCGAACCTCCGACATCCGGTTCCGGAAACATATTCTTGGTTTTAAACTCCTTTAAATATAACGGTTTACAGAACTTTTAAAAAAAATGGACAACGTTTGGGCAACATTTGGCCCGCTCGGAGGGATTCGAACCCCCGACCCCACGGATCGGAACCGTGTATTCTATCCAACTGAACTACGAGCGGAAGCGTTGCCCAAATGTTGTTCAATAACATATCACTTTTTAGGTTTACGCTTTCTCAAGAACCCCACTTTCTGCTTTTTCGGCTTGGTGGGGTTTTTAGTTTTCTCACGACCTTTGGCGTGACGATCTTTGCTACCAGCCTTCAATTCTTCCCATTCTTTGACCTGTTTCTGTAAATTCTTAATCAGCTCCTCCTGTACGGCTATTATTTTATCTTTATCCGATGATATGGCTCTAGCCCCCTGTGATGATTCTGGAGCACCTGAGGAGCTTAAAAGGACATCTGGCGATATGCTTAAGTATTCCGCAATAGCAAAAAGATTCCCCGATGAGGGCTGATTTGTCCCTGAAAGATACCTACTAATCACGGAAGGTCTTATATTTGTGCCTCTTGAGACATCCACTGCCTTACAGCGTTTGTCGAACATTGCTTGTCGTAGGTTTTCGGCGAAATCGGACACGGCTTTTATAGTTCCCGATAAGGAACTTTATGGTATAATATTCCATCTGAGGAACTCATCAGATTTTATAGAATTATACCATTGGGAGGCAATCAAATGAACCGAATTTTAGCCGTAGCAATCTTATGTTGTAGTTAAGATTGAAATAGAAGTTTAACTGAATATAAAAGCCGATTAATTCCTTCGGGAGTTTTTCGGCTTTTCTTGTTTTGGAGTGATTATTGATTTAGGCAATCTTCAATAATTTTTCGCAAGTACAAGAACAACATTATCTTCAGTGATCTGGAAATCAAGTATTTTTATTTTTTGCTTGTTCAAATCGCTGATTGCTTTATTCACCATTTTTTCAACGGCAGAGGCACTTTCTAGGGTGATATTTATAACCTTAACAGACCCGTAATTTTTCATATTGCCTCGCCCAACCAGTCGGGGGTTTTAAACAAATATTATCGGCTGTAACAAAGGCACAGACATTTTCCATCGAATTATTTGCACAGTTAAGTGGATTCTGATGCCGACATCCATAGGTTTGGCAGGGTGAATCTTGTGGGTTTAGAGAAGCACTACTTTCAATATGTAGGGATAAAGTCATTACACACACTGTACCACTTATGGGCGATTTAAGTAAAAACTTTTCAAAACTGGAAATCATGTGCCCCTGTAACTGTGGGGCTAATCGGATAAGCCCTTTGCTTATTGAGAAATTGCAAAAGGTCAGGAACATCATTGGCAGACCCATAATCATCACCAGTGGAGTGCGTTGCGAATTTTATAACACGAGTATTAACGCAAGCATGAACTCAAGCCACATTCCTGATGGGTTTGGCATCGGGAACGCCGTGGATATAGCTTGCCCAAACAGTCAACACAGGTACGAACTGGTTGAAGTCGCACAAAAGTTTTTTAATCGAATCGGTATATCGGGAGGTTCATACGGGGGGTTTGTTCATTTGGATGTTGATAAGGAAAAGGTGCAGGAAGTGATGTGGCTTTATTAAATAATTTTTAAAGGAGTGAGTAATGGAGTTTATGAAAGCGTTTATGGATCAACACATGATCGCAATGATGGGAGAAATAGTTCTCTTCGCAAATACTGTGACGATGGCTATGCCTACCAGGTGGCGAGACAACATATTCATGGACATGATGTCAAAAGGTTTTAACTTTCTGGCGATGAATGTTTTTCACAATCGAAACTTGGATGACATTCCATGACGACACTCATGACATTAGGTGGAATCCTCGTCTTATTGGCTTTGGGATTTTGGTGGGCAGTTAATACAGGGAAACGCTTGAACCAAGCTGATGCTTTACGGGAAAGAGTGGATAAGGTTGCTAATATAAATGAGTTTAATCGTGTTGAAGATGAAGAAGTTTCTAGACAAATACAAAACGCAGGTGATCATCCTAATCCTGTGCGGTCTCCTTGGTTGCGTAAGCGGAATTAGTGGTAAAGAACTTTTCCCTATTCACGCACGGCCTGTGCTTCCTAAAGCATTGGTTGAACCGGAGAAAGCATTTGTGAAGTGTGGTGATGATTATTATTGCATCGACACTAATGATCTAGAGTCGCTTCGCATTTGGGTTTTGTCTATGCAGTCATTACTTAATAAATACGAGCACCAAACGGAAGTGCTCAACGATTAAATGATTAGATTATTTTCTATATTTGCTATCGCACTTTTTATTACTTTGTTTGCTATGTGGTCGAATGTCCGTGCGGAGCCTAAGATTCCAGCACTTAACCAATTAATTGCGCCTCCATCGATTATTGAATACCAACGGGAACCACACGCAGTTTTTAATTATGGTGGGCTGCAATTTCTTTATGTCATTAAGAAAATGCCAACTCCTTTCCCCCAGTGCGATGCCGTTCAATATTTGGAAAATGAATTGGTAGTAATTGGAGCAGACCCTTTTGGTTATATCTTCTTCACCGAACTTATTCCAACCGCATTTAAAACAGATCACAGCTCCCACTGGGACGAATTGGTTCAGAAGACATGTATCGAAGAAGGTTGCAAGTGAGAAGAAGAAAACACAAACAAAATACATTTAGGGTTATTAGTGCTAATGATGCATTAAAGTCTGATCCTATTGATGAAACAAGACAGGGGATTCCATCACACTTTCAAGCAACATTGGATCAGTTGGAGCAACTGTATCAGGGATTACAAATTCACTATGGTAATGAACGATTGGGAAAGAAATGGAAATTAAAATAAACAATACCATTAAACAAGCTGTGAGGAATGTGCAGAAAGTTCATAAAAGGTATGTGCCTAAAGCAATGGTGACTGCACTAAACAAAATGGGCAAAGAAGTTATGACTCAAGCGAAAAGAGAATTGAAAGATGCAACGGGACTTAAAGCGGGAACGGTTGCAAAGAAAATGACAAAGGATAAAGCACGCAGAGGTGATGAAACTTATTCAATAAGAATTAAATCTCGTTACTTAAATTTGATTGAATTTAATGCAAGACAAACGAAGAAGGGTGTTTCTGCTAAAGCGTGGGGTAAAAGAAAAAACTATCGTGGTGCATTCATCGGTAGAGGTCAGAACTCTGGAAAGGAATTGGTCTTTAAAAAAGTAAGAGATTCAAAACGAATCAAAGTAGTTTATGGTGCTTCATTGCCACGAGAGTTTGTGCGTCAAGATATGGAGAAAATATTTAACAAGAAAATAAAAACTCGCTTCCCAATTTTATTTAAACGGGCGGTGGAATTTCAAATGATGAAGGCACGAGGGCGCATTTAATGAGAGCTTTTAAACCTTATTCACTCTCTTTTTTTTAGAACTTTACATCTAATTCTAAAATATTTTTTACGGGTTCTCTCGATAAGATCGTTCCACCAGTAGAATATGTTGGTTCGTTTTTTATATTAACTTTTTCAGTTTTCTTTTCATAAAGATTTTGTGGAATAACTAATGCATTGACCATCTTCATTGCTACTGAACGGTCATCATAACCAGATGCACACGCGGTCATGCCTAGTAGAACCAATATCAATATTCCCGTTGGTAACTTGTGGTTTTTGGTAGTCATACTACCTTATCGATATAATGGTTCTATATCTAAAGGGGAATTATATTAAAACCTTTAAATAAAAGGGTTTAAGGTACTTGGTCAACTAGACCCACTGAGGGTCGCAGCGGGCGAAAAACAGCTAGATTTTTGACATGGGGGTTAGTGAACTTTTATGGCTCAAACAGAAGAGTTTTTAAGTCAAAGCAAGTATGCAGAGCATCGCAATGTCACCAAAGGTTACATCGCAAAATTAATTAAAGAAGGTCGATTGCATCTCATTCAAGGCAAGTTGAATGTTGAAATGTGTGATGCAGAATTGAGTAACAAATCAAATAATGACAAGGCTCCGAATTATTGGAGAGAGAAAGCTCTACATGAAAAAGCAAAAAGGGAACTTGCTGAATTGGATCTGAAGTTGAAGAACGATCAACTTGTAGAAGTTGATCAGGTAGGCGACCACCTAGATAAAATATTTTCCGCAGTCCGACAACGCCTATTAGCTACTCCAAGCAAAATTGCTCCTTTGGTTCATGCGGAAGAATCGGTTGGTGGTGCTCGTATTGTATTAGAGTCGGCAGTTTTTGAGGTTTTGAGTGAGTTATCGCAAATCGACCCAACTAAATCGAAGACTGAAAAAGTCAGTCCAGCTACTAAAACCACCGCCAAAGCAAACGGTAAGCGAGTGGGCTGTAGCCAATAGAATATTAAGTTCTGAATCATCTTCAGAACCTGGAAAATACAATTTAGCTCGTGCGCCTTTTCAAAAGGGGTGGCAGGATGCTATCTCTGATCCAAGAATCCACACCATTGTCGGGATGACTTCGGCACAGGTCGGGAAAACAGAAACATTTCTAAATAACCCTGTTGGCTATTTCATCGCACAAGACCCTGCCCCCATTCTGGTTATTCAACCAACTTTAGAAATGGCACAAACTTGGTCTAAAGATCGGTTTGCTCCCATGCTCAGGGACTCAAAAGTTCTAAAGGACTTGGTTAAAGACCCACGAGCACGCAGTTCTAATAACACTATTCTTCATAAAACATTCGCAGGTGGTCATATCACAATGGCGGGAGCGAACTCAGCGAGTTCTTTGGCTTCACGCCCAATTCGTATTGTCTTCTTGGATGAAGTAGATAGATTCCCAACATCAGCGGGAACTGAAGGTGATCCTGTGGCTTTGGCAAAGAAGAGAACTACCACCTTTTGGAATCGCAAGATCATTATGACTTCCACTCCAACGGTTAAGGGTGCTAGTCGAATTGAACAAGCGTTTTCAGAATCTGATCAAAGAAAATACTATGTTCCTTGTCCCAAGTGTAATGAGTTTCAGGTGTTGCAATGGGCAAATGTCAGATGGGATCAGGATGAAGATGGTAAACATCTCCCCGAAACCGCTCGTTATGATTGTGAACACTGCCAATATGAAATGCAAGAATCAGACAAGAGTCGGATACTTTTGGGTGGTGAGTGGCGTGCCACTGAAGAATCAAACGGCATTGCGGGATTTTGGATCAATGAAATCTATTCTCCGTGGGTTTCGTGGGCTGAAATGGTCAGTTCCTTTTTAGAAGCGAAGAAATATCCAGAAACGCTCAAAGTTTTTACCAATACGGCTTTGGGCGAGAGCTGGGAAGAGCAAGGGCACACTATTGAAACCGATCCGCTGTTATCAAGACGTGAAGGTTATAAACATGATTGTCCTGATGGTGTTCTGGTTATAACAGGAGCCGTGGATGTGCAAGCAGATCGGTTAGAGGTTGAGTTCCGTGGTTGGGGCATACAAGAAGAGACTTGGGGGTTGGCTTATGAAGTTTTAGCGGGTGACCCATCTACCAAAGCACTTTGGGATACATTGGATCAACATTTAGATAGAACCTTTGAACATAGTTCAGGGCAAAAACTGAAAGCAGTATGTGTCACAGTGGACAGTGGTCATCACACACAACAAGTTTATGATTTTTGCAAACGCAAACAACCAAGTCGGGTTTATCCAGTAAAAGGAGCAAGCACACGGGGAGTTCCTATTGTTTCAAGAATGTCAGTGGATCAAAGAACTAATGTGCGGTTCTATCTAGTGGGTACAGATACGGCAAAAGAAACGGTGTTTTCAAGATTACAGATAGAAGATGTTGGAGCGGGTTATTGTCACTTTCCAATTCATTATGATGAAGAGTATTTCAAGATGCTTACTGCGGAGCACTGTGTCACCCGATTCCACAAGGGCGTGGCTCGAAGAGAATGGGTTTTAAAAAAAGGTCAACGAAGGAATGAGGCATTGGACATATTCGTATATAACTTTGTGGCTTTAAAGATTTTAAATCCTAACTTTGAAGTGTTGGAAAAGAACATGGCGGGTGTGGAAGCAAAGCCATTGAAGAAGGCCAATAAACCCTATAAAATAAGGCGTGAAGGTAGTTTTGTTAATGGGTTTAGATAATGGGAGGAGAGTCATATGAACTCCTTAGAAAAATTTTCAGATACAGATATAGATATAGATAGTGCAAAATGGGAAACTAAGGTTTTTGGCGCATTAGCTTTAATTGCACTAATAGCATTTCTCTTATTTGATGATTTTGGTTTTAAGGCTTTAAGCACATTATTTCTCGCTCTCTTTAGTTTTGCGTTTTGTTTTCATGGTTTAACAGTTCTCACGTCAAAACTTTCTTCGATAAACAATAGGAACTTTCAAATCGCCGTATCACTTTTTTTCCCTTTAGTACTGTCTTATAAATTTATAAAGAATACTACTAATCCTTCTATAGAAAATCTCATTGGAAACATCACCCCTAACTTAATAATTATTGCTCTTATAATTTTATATATTAGTTTTTCAGCGGGGAAGATGTTAATGGATACAAAATATCCATTCCGTGGCTATATCATATCTGCTGCAATACTCTTTGTGATTTCTTGGCTGCGGTCTGGAGGTGCAACTGGTGGTGAAGATTTAGATGGTGAGTCATTTACTTATTTAGATCCTAAACGAGCTAAAGAATTTGCGGAAACGGGATTAATTTTTACCCAATACTGGTTATATGTTTCCGCTTCATACCTTGGGTTATTTTTTGGCTTTATGAAGAGGAGGAACAAATGAAAATAGACTACAACAAAAAAGTTCTTATTGGGGTCGCACTAGTACTTTATATCTTGTATAAAATGATGGGAGGTTGATTAATGAAACGTTATCTATTTGGTTTAGGAGCAATGATAGTTGGTGCAGGATTGATGTTTGTTTTGATGCATGGGGAAGTGAGTGCTGAAGGCGAATCGGGAATAATGCATTGCAAAACATATAAAAGCGATCGTGTGGGGTACCATCCACAGGCGTATTGTAAAACTAAAGAAATAACTTGTGTTTGGTTAGTAGGTGGAGGAGTGGGGAGGGGTTTTTCTTGTGTGAAGAACTGAAGGTTTAAATAAAGGGGGGCAACATGGGCTTACTTGATTTTATTTTTGGTAAAGACCCAGAATGGGTGGAAGTAACAGAAGATACTTTTAGCATTGGAGACACCCACAAATATAGTAAGGCTGAGTCAATAAAATTACTTAAATTATATCTTGATAAATTAGGGTTTAGCAAAGAAGACATAAGAGATGAAGTTGAGCTTTATACGGAAAGTATAGAAGATGATGAAGACTCTATGAAGGTTGATATTGCTGATGCTAAAGAAGAATTAAAAAATACCACAACAAAGCTCAATAAATTTAATAAAACAAAAAAAATGATGAAGGAAAAGAATTATCAGGAGAAGAACTACAGGAATACATTGAAGATTTAGAGTCGGACATTAAGGCCTGTGAAGAGGATTTAACTGACCAACAAAAAGAAAAGGAAAAGCTTAAATCGGATGGGTGGAAACCATATTTGGTTAAATATGTTAATGATAGGGTTGAGAGAGAAGCCAACCGTTAGAAAAATCAAAAATATTAGAAGGAGGCATTATGAGTGATACATATTTAAAAGTTATTCTTATTTCCGCTGTAGGTGGATTGTATTTCATTGCGTATTCTTTGTTTTCTCTTGGAAGCAGTGTTTCAAGTGTGGGGACTGCGATTACCTACATGCAATAGATAAATCCAACTCATTATTTTGATCATCTAATAACAAGGGGTTGCATAATCTCAAAGTTGTAGATACAATTTTTGTATAAGTATAAGTTCGACCTGATGGAAGCCAAGTCGATCTATTAAAAGCCGAATGCCCTTTTGGGGTGCTTCGGCTTTTTTTATGGAGTAAACATGGCAATTACAATTCCAGAAACAGAACCACTAGAATTTTATGCGGGAGAAACGGTGAAGTGGAAACGAACCGATCTTTCAGATTATCCCGCTCCCACTTGGACACTTAACTACTTTCTTCAGAAATCTGGCACAAAGATTGACTTTGCCAGTTCGCAAGATGGGAGCACGACAGGTCATCTAATCAGCCTCACACCCGCTACCACAGCGGCTTATACGGTTGGGCTATACCACTGGATTGTTGAAGCGAGAGATGGAACTGATGTTTATGTTGTAGACGAGGGTTATCTTGAAATTAAGACAGATTTTGCTGAACAAACATCTGGTTACGATGATCGTTCTGTGGCGAAGAAGATGGTTGATGCATATGAATCATTATTCTCAAACCAAATTACCAATAGCACTTTAGAACAATTGAGTTACTCCATTGCGGGTCGCTCTATTTCTAAAATGTCGGCATCAGAAATTAGGACAGAATATCTCCGTTGGAAAAGACTTTATCAGCAAGAAGAGGATGAATTAAGAATTGCCAATGGATTAGGAACTCGAAAGCGAATCTTAACGAGGTTTAGCTGTTGAAATTATTAGATAGGTTGTTCGGGCGCAAACGCAAAAGGCGTTCGTATGAGGCTAGTGGTGTGGGTCGTCTTTTGCAGAATTGGACGACAGCAAATAAAACACCTGATGAAGAATTACGAACGAGTTTAAGAAACTTAAGGGCAAGATCAAGAGAGTTGTCTATCAACAATGATTATGCCCGAAGGTTCTTTGAGATGCTTAAAACCAATGTAATTGGGGCAAATGGGATTATTTTACAATCCAAAGCCAAGCGTCTAGACGGAACCTTTGATAGACAAGATAACGAACGGATTGAAAAAGCATTTAAACGGTGGGGTCGTAAGGAATTTGCAAGTGTCACGGGAAAACTTTCTTGGACTGATATTCAGAGAGTCGTGATTGAAACTTTAGCTCGTGATGGGGAAATTTTGGTTCGGAAATTGAACCATAAGGATAATCCTTATCAATTCACCCTGCAACTCATTGAGTGCGATCACTTGGATGAAGATTTAAACAAGGATCTGCGTAATGGTAATACTCTTCGCATGGGCGTTGAACTTAATGGGTGGGGTCGTCCTGTGAATTACTGGTTGACGGAGAAGCATCCTGGCGATTCTAGTTCGGCAATCCAGATTGCAGGGAGAAATTACAATGTGGTCCCCGCAAGTGAACTATTGCACTTGATGATAACAAATCGGCCTAACCAATCGAGAGGAGTGCCGTGGATGAGTACGGCAATGACCCGTTTACATAACTTGGGTCAGTACGAAGAAGCTGAAGTGGTTGCTTCAAGAGTAAGTGCGTGCAAGATGGGTTTCTTTAAACCAGATGGAGGAGAAGGATACACGGGAGATGATATTGACGATGTGGGTAACACGATTTCAGAAGCAAGTCCTGCTTCGTTTGAACTATTACCTGCGGGAATGGATTTTCAGAGTTTCGATCCGACACACCCTGCGGGAAACTTCGCTCCTTTTATAAAAGCAACATTAAGAGGGATAGCAAGTGGACTTGGTGTTTCATATAACTCTTTGGCTTCAGATCTTGAAGGCGTAAATTTCTCAAGTATTAGATCGGGAGTATTA